AGCAACAGACATCGTTTATGGAGACGGTACGCGAGCCAGCGTTCTCAAAGAAACCGAGAACACCTTCCTTAATGAAGGCGGAGACTTTTCGGTTCCGTCGGATTCAGGAGGCATCACAGCAATGGCCGTCCCCGGCGATCCAGATACGTCGCTTGGTCAAGGACCGCTTCTTGTCTTCACGCCTCGATACGTTTTCAGTGTCCAAGCCCCTGTAGATCGCGATGTTTGGAAGAACCTAAACTATCCCATTCAGGCTATCAGCTTGCTGACCAGCGGCGCGCTAGGCGCACGGTCGGCCATCACCGTCAATGGCGATGTCTTCTACCGCGCTATCGACGGCATCCGCTCGTTCATCATCGCTCGTCGGTCATTCAATGACTGGGGCAACACGCCCATCAGCGGCGAGATGACGCCCATCGTTGAGAACGATCAGTCGAATCTCTTGTGGGCCAGTTCTGCCGTCGTCTTTGACAATCGGGTGCTGATGACTTCTCAGCCTCGCTTCAATTCAGAGGGTGTGATTCATAAGGCCATATCTGTGCTGGATATGGAGCTTGTCACCTCGATGCGGAAGAAGGCTCCTCCGGCATGGGCTGGCATCTGGACCGGCTTGAACGTGTTGCAGCTCGTTAAGACCGAGAACGCTTACGGAGACGCTTGTTTCGCAATCGCTCGCGGATCGGATGACACGATTCAGATTTGGGAAATCACCAAGGGTGACAAGTTCGACATGAACTTGAGCGAGACTCCCAAGAAGGAAATCGAGTGGCAGGTGCAGACTCGCGCCTACAACTTCGAGGTTCCGTTCGGTCTGAAGCGGCTCGATTCCGGCGACTTGTTCATCGACAAGCTGGAAGGCGATGTCTCCTTCAATGTCACCTATCGACCTGACCAGTATCCTGGCTGGATCGAGTGGATCGACTTTGCTGAATGCGCGACTGTTACGCAGTGCTTTGATCTTTGTCCTCTGACGAACTTCAAGCCGCAGTATCGGCCTAAGATGCGCTTCCCGACTCCATCGGATGCGCCGTGCAACGCGACGATCAGCACTCCCGCTCGGAATCTTTACGAGGTTCAGGTCATGCTGAACATCATCGGGTACTGTCGGGTCAAGAGTCTTCGAGTTCACGCCTACGACATCCAAGAGTCGAGTGTTGGAGAGTGCCGGACGGTCTTCCCCGCCTGCACGCCGCTTGATGTCTGCGATATCAACCCGCTGACCTACACATCGGAATAGCCTAACGATTATGCCAAACCTTACGCTCATCACGCTCACTCCGCCGAGTCTGCCGGTTGGATATTGTCCGCTGAACTACCAGAACTTGGCCAACGATATCATCAGCGGCACTCAAGCGACGTTCAACAGCTCGATTGGAAACTCGTTCTTCAACTTTGGATCGACCACTCCTGCGCTGAACAATCAGGTTTATCCGTGGCTGGATGAAGATAGCAATTGGTGGGTCTTCAACGGCGGCTATTGGAGCCGAAAGCATCCAGTTTCCATAACCAGTTCTGAACGTCGGATCTTCGTTGGCACTACCAACGACCTGCTTTCGTACGACGGTGGCGATGGAACCTCAAACCCTGTCACCAATTATACCGGAGCGATGTGGGAGGTTGATACAGCCTTTCAAGCGCGCTTCCCGGTCGGTGCTGGAACCTTTGCGGCAAGCGGAGTTGTCAACGTCAATGGGACGGCCACCTCGACTGCTGTCGTCGGCGAGGATCAGCACACGCTGACCGTGCAAGAGATGCCTGCTCACACTCACAATTTCTTTCCGCTTGTCACTGCGGATGCAAATAATGGCGGAGCCAATGGCGTCCAGTACGGCACCACGGCGAATGTTCCCACTTCATCCACTGGAGATGGAGCGGCTCATAACAACCTGCCGCCGTTTTACGGTGTTTACTTCATCAAGCGAACCGCCCGAGTCTACTACACCAAATGAAGCTGATTGTTCAGGACATCCGCTCGACTGTCGCTCGGGTCATCGGCGTATGTGTCGATGATCAGCGCGTTTACGACTACATCAACCAAGCGTGTCGAAGGCTTCTACACAAGGGGTTGTGGGCTGGTGCGTACGGGCGGTTCACGATTCATACGGTCGGCGGTTGCATCACTTGGCCGCGTCAGATCGAAACCATCGAAGCTGTAGCCGACTGCTGCGGAGTCGGAACCGTCCGCAATCAATGGTTCGAGTTTCAGGAAACCGGCTATGGACTGCTCAACTCAGGAGACGCTTGCGTCGGTAAGCAGCTTATTGACCGTGGGACTGTCGTCTCTTACCGCGACATGTCTGGTGGTCTTAACAGCTACATTCGAGTCTACCCTGGCGACGCTTCGGATGTTGGCAAGACCATCACCTTGCAAGGAGTCGATCAGAACGGTCAGTGGATTCGAACGCAGTCCGGCGGCGCATGGATTGACGGAGAGAAGCTGACGCTTGCTTTGCCGTACGTTCAATCGACCAAGAAGTTCACGCAGCTTACCGGTGTTATCCGCGAGGCGACGAACACCGCGAGCCGACTGTACGAGTACGATGCGACTGCGTTGTCCGAACTCGATCTGGCAGTTTACGACCCAGATGAAACTTTGCCGCAGTACCGTCGCAGTCTGCTGACCGACCGCTGCCATAACGACGAGGATAAGCCGGTGACGGTCATGGCGAAGATGCGCCATATCAACGCGACGAGCGTGAACGACTACCTTATTCCTCCGTGTCCTGATGCCATCAAGTTGATGGTCATGGCGATTCGCAAGGAGGAGAACGATTTGATTCAGGAAGCAGTGGCCTACGAAGCTAAAGCGGTTCAAGCTGTGCAGGAGCAGACGATGCAGTATCTGGGCGATGCAGTCGCGACGATACGCATGGTCGGTGTAGGATTGAATGGCGGTGGATTCTCGCAATGGTTCTGAACCAAAAGGATAATTTATGCCAATAGGAATTGGAGCGGCAATTTTGGGTGGAGCAGGCATCTCGGCAGCGGGAAGTCTGCTTGGTGGACTGTTTGGTGGAAAGAAGCCGAAGGTTCCTGAGCTGAAGCCGATTGATTTCGCCAAGGAACAGCAGCAGGCGATTCAGCAGAACATCGCGTCGCTTGAGCCTGCTACCGAGTTGGCCAGAAAGACGACCGCCGCTGAACAGTCTCAGCTTGAGACACAGCTTCGTCGTGCGATTCCTGGTTATGACCAGCTTGTTTCTCAGGCTGGGCAGAACATTGCCGCTTCTCTTCGCGGCGAAATCTCGCCCGAGGTTTCCGCTCAGGTTCAGCGTTCTACCGCTGGACGCGCTTTGTCTGGTGGATTCGGCGCAGGATCTGGATTTGGCCGTGCGCTGACCGCTCGCGATTTGGGTCTGACCGGCATGCAGATTCAGAATCAGGGTCTTGCTCAGGCGCAGAACTTCATCCAGCAGCAGCGAGCGTTTGGCATGGTTCAGCCGTTCTCGGTGAGCAGCATGTTCATCACGCCAGCGCAGCGTATTGGGGCGATTCAGGAACAGCAGGCCAGAATGTACGGTCGTGACTTGACTGCCGCTCAGGTTGCTGCCGCTCCTTCTCCGATGCAGCAGGCGGCTCAGACTGCGTTCACGAACTTTGGAGGGACTGTTGGTGGCGCGCTGTCGCAGTATGGGATGTATCAGGGGTTGATGGCTGGCCAACGTGGGCCGTCGCCTTCGTACAATCCGATGAATGATCCTGAGCTTTACGCGATTCCCGCCACGAACACTTCCGAGCTAGGGCCGACTTCAACGAGCTTGTTCCCAGAGTACGGCTCTTCAATCTACGGACGCTAATCTTATGGCCGACCAATCTCTTCAAGCATTTCAGCTAGGCGCATCGCTGTTCGACCGCGCACAGACGCAGGCTCGTATGATGGAGCAGATGCAGATGAACGCTGCTGAACAGGTAATGCGTCAGCGGCAGTTCGATCTTCAGAACAAGATCCAGTCGAACGCTTATGCTCAGGCGTTGGCGGAGCAGGAGGCTCAAGCTGCGGAGTACGACACGTTCCAAAAGTTCAACGAGGAAGTTGGAACCTATTTCAACGATCCTGAGTTGAAGTCTCCAATGCCTGCGCTTCCTCGCTTCAGGTCAAAGGTTTTTAATCAGGAGGCGAATAGAGTCTATCAGGGTCTTCAGCAGTATTCTCCGCGAGCAAAAATTATCAAGGCTCGCGAGCAGTTTGATAAAATTAGGGCAGATACCATCGAAGAGATGCAGAAACAGGGCATCGATGTTTTCAACCCTCAGACAGGACAGATCAACGAAGAGGTTTACCAGAAAAATGCTCCTATCATCAGAGAGCAGATAAAGGAGAAAGAGATTATCGGAAAACTTCCTCAGGAAGTTTTTACGCAAGTCTCTCTGTTAGACAAAACAATTCCAATTCAAGAGCGGATCAAAAAAGCTCAAGACATCGTTGACCAGCGAAAGATCGAGCAGCTTTCTCCGTCTGAACGTGCTAAAATGCGTTTAGCTGAAAGAGCTGTAAGCGAATATGAATCCTTGTTTGGAAAACCAGAACAAACTACCAAGGATGTTATTGAGTCAAACGCTTTGAGCAACAAGTGGAATTGGCCAGATGGAAAGGCTGAAAATAGAATTGAAGGAGACGAAAAAATCGCATCTGTTTCTGGCGATCTTGTTAAAAATCTCGACTCGTTTGAAAAAAGTTACGGCCCTAAAGCTATTCAAAAATATGTCGGAATTATTGATGGTAGAGTTTCTGACATAGAAAAAAGACTTGCTGGAGCAACAACACAAGAAGAAAAAGACGCTTACTCTTTGCTGCAAAGATTTCAAAATACTTTTAACAAATCAGCTTTTGAACAATCTGGCAAAGCGGTTACTTTGCCGGAAATGCAAAGGCTTGTTGCCGCTCTTGGAAATATCAAGAGCAAAAACTTTGCAAACGATGTTAGAAATTTTGCAAAAATGTCTGCCGAAGACTTTTACAAAACAATTCGTTCTTTCAAAGATCAGTATCGAATTCGGCCTGAGCAGGTTAGGTTGGCCAACGAGCTTGTTGATCAGTTCAAGCTGCCGCTCACACCGTTCGGTCAGCAGCGTCAGACCGCACCTGCGGCTTCTGTTGGTGGTGGAGGAGGAATTAAAATCGAGTCCGTTGAAGTTATCCCGTAATACATTATGCCAAAATTTGCTGTAACGGTTAACGACAACGGTGTTCGCAAGCGCGTTGTCCTTGATTCTGCCACCGAACCAACTGAGGCGGACGTTCTTTCTGCTTTGCGAGGATCTACTGCCGAACCTTCGCCTCAACCTCCCGCCACGATTGCCGAGATGCGTCGTCGAGAGGAGCAGGGAATGGTTGCTGCGTTGCCTGCTGAACAGGTTCAAACTCAAGTAAACGAGTACGCTGGACAGCTTCAGCAGGCTGTCGATGAGTCCAATAAAATTGCCGCCGCAACTGCGGCAGCAAGAGCTGGCGGAGGAGGATTTATTTCACCTCCGCTTGGAACTCCAGAAACCCAAAAAGAGGTTTTAGCTGGTGGAGTCAGGTACGGCACTGGACCCGCACTTCAAACGATTGGTGTTCCACTTCCGATTGGTCAGGCTATCGGTGAAACCGGCTATCAGTTGATGACCGGAGAAACTGAACCTCGAAAGATTGCCGCAGCGGCAACCAAAGAGGCTGTCACCTCCTTGGGTGGTGGAGCGGCTAAATTTCTGCCAGGACCGATTAGGAGAAACCTTTTTGAAACCGGACAGACGCTCTTAACTGCTGCCGCAAAAGTTCCTATTCAGGGAGCGATGCGTGGTATTGCTGGTGAGGCTGCAAGAACAGCGGTTGCCGGTGAGAATTGGGATGAAAACGCTCTAAATAACATTCTTGAATCTGCGAGGGATTACGCTGTCGGAGAAACTGCTGGAAGTTTTCTAGGCAATGTCATCGGCGCTGGATACAGGAAGTACACCGGAGGAACTGGTAGCTTTCTCGGAGAACTCAATCGTCCTTTTTACGATCAGTTTCAGAAGAACATCACCGAGAAAGAAGGTGAGCTGGTTGGAAAATTGTCCAGAACCTATCGCGCTGACGAGAATCAGGTGAAGGATGTTCTTGCTGAGTCTTTCAAGAGAAACTCAACCAAGTCTGGTCAGGATTTTTCCAACGCCGTTGTTTCAGATGTGGAAAAGCTTTTTGGAAAACTAGACGACGAAACAACCACCGCGTTCAGCAAGTTGGCCAACGACTACGACAAGATGGAGTCGTTGACTCTTGGAGATGCTGTCGGTGCTGTTAAAAACGCTGCCCAAGGGGTTTACGAGCGCAAAAACGAGGCGTTTGCAAAAGAGTTTGACGCATTTCGTGAAGATCCTCGTTTTCAGGCCAAAGATTACGATAAGACACCGGCAAGAGGAAAAGACCTTTACGGACCTCCAGATCCTGAAACCGGGAAGAGTTTGGCCGACCTGTGGAAGGAGCAGCAGGACGCCGCCAAGGCCATCAAGTGGGGTGAGCCTGTCAAAGGCGGAACCGGCGATCAGTGGGCTGCTTACGGAAAAGCTAAGGAGAAATTCGAAACTGCGCTTGTTCAGTTTGAGAAAAAATTTCCAGATGATCCGTTTGTTAAAAACTTCAAGGATTTGAAGAAGCGGTATTCTGGATTCATGGAGGATTACAACACCACTTTTTCAAAAGGAATCCTCAAGGATACCGGAGAGCAGGGTGGATCTTGGTCGTCCATCATCAAGACTCTTGGCGGGTCCGATGGCCCTGCAAAACTTCAACAGTTAAAACGGATTCTGGACGAAGACTACGACGCCGTTAAGTCGAAGATTGGAAACACGATCTACAACAACCTCAACACTGGTGGTCAGATCAAGTTTTTGGACAATCTTGAAAACGCGCTTTCAAAGGGCTGGAATGGAATCCAAAAAGAGGTTCTTGATGAGTTTTTCCCCGGTGTAACCATCGACGGAATCAGACAAGCGAAAGCTGCTTGGGAGGCTTCGTCCAAGGGGTTTGCTGAAGACTTCAGAAAAGCAGCGTATGGCAAGGGTGAGTCCGTAACCGCGTCTCCCGGCGTTGTTCTTGAGTTTCTGAATAACTCCAAGGAAAACGCGGTTCGGGTCAAAAATGCGCTAAGCGCCGAAACGCTGGCCGACACCCAGAACACGCTTCTTTCCCAGATTGTGAGTGAAGCTGGAAAGAAAGGGCCAATCACTGCCAAGTCGTTTATGGAGTCTGCTGGATCTTGGCAAAACGCTCTCGACGGAGTTTTTGGTACTTCGGCCAAGATGAAAGTGGAAGAGATTGGAAAAGCTCTTGAGCTTGCTGAAAAGAACAAGACATCGCTTATCTCAAAGCTGCTTCCAGGGATTGCTGGAACCACGGCGTTTGCTAAGGGTGCGTCTGCCGCCGGTCCGTTCTTCGGAATTGCCGGTGGCGAAAGAGCTTATCGCTGGACTGAAAAGCTCCAGTCAAAGCTTGCTGGTTATCTTTTGGACAACCCGAACTACCGCGCTGCGGTTGTAAAGCCGTTCGATCAGCTTACCAACGCTGAGACGAAAATGCTGAACAACGACATTCCGATGATCATCAGGAATCTGACGGTTAAAGAAGTGATGTCTGGCGAATGAAAACCTCCCTCTCTAAAAAAGGTAACACCTACAAGGGGCGTAAGGTGACGCTCAACAAGCCGTTCTACACTCCGGGTGAGCGGAAGAAGAGCGCGGTGTACGTCAAGAATCCGGCTGGCAAGGTTGTCATTGTCCGGTTCGGCGATCCGAACATGACAATCAAGAAGTCGAATCCTGAGCGTCGTAAGAACTTCCGCGCGCGGCATAATTGTGCGGAGGCTAAGGACAAGACGACGCCTAAATTTTGGAGCTGCAAGGCTTGGTAATTTTGTAGTTAAAACTCATTCTAACTGATATGGACAAGATGAAACTTGGTGGTGGCGGACGTTACGAGAAGCTGGTTGGCGAGCTTGAGAAGAAAGGCGTCAAAGATCCGAAGGCTCTCGCCGCCTGGATTGGACGCAAAAAACTTTCTAAGGAAAAATTTCAGTCATTAGCCGCCAAAGGTCGTCGCCGCGCTGAACGTGAGAAGGCTAACGCCTAGGTCGTCCGCCCCACGGCTTCTTCGTCGTAGCCGCCGCCTTATCGACTACAAACTGCTCAGGCGGTGCGTAGTCCCAAGATATCG